TAAAAATTGATAAACTAACAAAATAAACGATATGTTTGGGAAAAAGAAAGTTCAATTAAATGCCAATGATATTGTAAATATATCAGCCATATTAAGAGATTATAGAAATACACATGAAGATGTGCTTCATACACATGAAGCACATGTATTAGGCAAAGTTCTTAGAAATTATGGTATCAAGGTTGAATACATTCCAATGCCATTGCCTCGAAGAGAAATTAAATAATATAAAAATAAACGATATGAAATTTGGAAAAGCATTAGAAGCCATTAAATCAGGTAAGAGAGTAAAAAGATTGGATTGGGATATATCAAAGAAATTTATCTTCATGCAGATACCTTCTATTATCAATAAGGAGATTGTTCCAAAGATGCAGTCATTACCTCATTCTGTAAAGAACTATTTTATTGAAACATTCAACGATCCAACAGCACAGATGGAATCTATTTACTATACCAATCAATTGGCAATAGTTAGATGTGGGAACATAATTGAAGGGTATGCCCCTACTGCTCAGGATGTGTTAGAAGATGATTGGGTTGTTCTTGACTGATTAAAAAGGTACTGTTCAGCAATTTTCAAAGCAGGCAGCTGCACCCCCATTTCTTCGCTAGTTATAAGTTAAAAATGAAGTCCGCATTTTAAAGTTAGTGATTACATTAAAAACGCGCGTGCGTAGAGATGTCAAAATTATCCGCAAAAATGCGGACTTATCCGCAAAATAATTTCTATCCGCAAAATGATACAAGAAACAATAAGCAAGAGAGAATTCGCACGACGAATTGGTGTTGATGAAAAGGCTATTAGGAAAGCAATTATAGAGGGCAAAATTAAAAAGGGTGTTTCGGTTAATGGGAAAATAATATTTGATATTGCGTCTCATGAAGCGAAGAAAAATTTGATAGGAATATCCAATAATACTCAATCAAAAAAAATACATGAAGTATCCACTACCAAAAAGTCAAGTAAGACAAATGAATCAACTTATGCAGATGCAAGAATTAGGAGTGAAATAGCCAGGGCTGAAAAATCAGAGTTAGAATTAGAAGAATTAAAAGGAGAATTAGTAAAAAAGCAGGATATAAAAGATCAATTATTTGAACTTGGAAAAGAGATACGCTCTGAATTAGAATCAATGCGTAATCGATGTAAGAATAAAATAATTGCTTCTGATTGGGATCCTAACAAACTCGATGAAATACTGGCTACAGAAATAAATGTTTCATTGACTAAGGTAATAAATAAATGCTCAGGAAATAAAGTGTTAGAAACAAAATGATACTAGATGTTATAACCGATGTCCTGGAAGGAATGAGACCCACCGAAATAATTACTGTTTCTGAGTGGGCTGAAAAATATAGATATCTAAGTTCTGAAGCATCCTTTCTTGGCGGTTCTCTTTATTCCTGTGATGTTACTCCTTATGCCAGGAAGATAATGGACTGCCTTTCTTCTTATTCTTCTTATCAAGAAGTTGTATTCTGTAAATCATCTCAAACTGGCGGAACTGAGGTTGGCAATAATTGGTTAGGTTACATCATGCATATTTCCCCGGCTCCTACTCTAATGCTTATGCCAACAGATGGAACTGTTGAACGCAATTCTAAGATACGTATTGATCCAATGATCGAGCATTGTGCTGAATTAAAAAAAAGGATATCACCCAAACGTAGCCGGGATGGGGAAAATACAATCAACCAAAAAAAATTCAGTGGCGGAGTCCTTTACATGGGAGGTGCAAATTCAGCCGCTGTTCTTAAATCTATTCCGGTTCGTTTCGTAATGCTCGATGAAGTAGATGAATATCCTTCTGATCTTGGTGGCCAAGGGGGTGCTGATTCCCTGGCTAAAGTTCGTACCCGTATGTGGCCGAATAGAAAAATATATTATGTTAGCACACCCACCATAGATGGACTCTCATTAATACAATCTAAATTTTTAGAAACTGATCAGAATTATTTTGAGTTACCATGTCCACATTGTGGCGGGTATCAAAAACTAATATGGTCGCAATTAAAATGGGAGCGTGGAGATGAAAGTAACTGCTACTATGAATGTATACATTGTCAAAAACCCATTTCAGAATCTTTCAAAACGGATATGTTAGCTCAGGGAGAATGGACCCCAGCAGAACCTGGATTAGTAAATAATAAAAAAATAGGATTTCATATCAATTCACTTTATGCTCCTTCTGCTTTTTTTACCTGGGCAGATTGCATAGAAGAATTCTACAAGGGAGAAAAGGATCCAAACGATATGAAGGTTTTTGTTAATACTATTCTTGGAGAAACTTATGCAGAGTCCGGAGAATCTCCGAAGTGGGAATCTATATACAACAAGAGTAGAATGGAAACAAATAAAGCAAATGAAGTTCCGGAAAATGTTTGTTTTCTGACTGCCGGTGTAGATATACAAAAAGATCGTATCGAATTAGAAATAGTAGGATGGTGTGCAGACAAACAAAGTTACTCGATTGATTTCAGGGTATTAATCGGAAATACCACCTTACCCAACGTATGGAATGAACTTTCTGAAATAGTTAATGAAACCTGGATTAGAAAGGATGGCGTAGAAATGACTCTTAAACTTATGGCTATTGATACAGGATATAACACGAATGAGGTTCACGGATTCTGTAGAAAGTATTCTTCAAGTAGAGTAATTCCAATCAAAGGACAGGACAGTTTAGGTCTCCCAACATCACCACCCAGACAAATTGATTATAATAAGAACGGTAAAAAGATAGGTAGATTGAAGCAATGGAATATAGGAGTATCACTTCTTAAGGGAGAATTTTACTCCTGGTTAAACTTGGAACCGGGTCAAGATGGAACATATCCTAATTGCTATTGTCATTTTTTACAATACGATCAACGATATTTTGAAGGGTTGACAGCCGAACAATACCTTCCGAAATCACATAAATGGAAAAAGGTATATGAACGAAACGAGCCTTTAGATTGTAGAATATATGCACGAGCGGCGGCTAATATCGTTGGATTAGATAGATTGAAGCAAGCACAATTAATGGCTATTGGTGGAGTGGTAGCAAGGACTCCAGTTTCAAAAGAAAAAAGAGAACGTAAAAAACGAGACGGAAGTTTCTGGGAATAAAGAATATATATATGATATTTATGATAATAAAAAACAGGAAATGAAAAATCAAAACAAATTAGATTTGAACACTCTTAAAGGGCTAATTGAAAGTATGCAGAAAGCTAAAAAAGTGTTTGATGATTTTAAATTACAACAATTTGAAATAATAATGACTGCATTGTTGGGATCTAAATATACACTTGAAACACGGAAAAAGGGAATGCCAAAAAAATTCTATTTAAATGATTTGTGTGATAAAAAACTTATTTCTATTCTTTCGGAATATGCTCCGTGCGAAAAACATGCGGCCATACCTGAAAATGAAATATTATTTTCATGGGTAGAAAATGATATCTGGAGCAATTCACATATTCCATATATGAATTTAAAACCCTAAAAAGACTTTTATTCTATATTTGATTTTAAAGCCTCACCAAATCGGTGAGGCTTTTTTGTGAATTTAAAAACAAGTAATATATAGCAACATACTGCAATTATACTATTTATATAAATCAGTTTCTTTGCAATATGTATACGATTGAGCAATATAATTCACTTTGTGCGGCCATATCGCTTGGGGCAACTAAAGTAAACTATGGAGATAAGAGCGTTGAATATCGCAGTCTTGAAGAAATGATAAGACTTAAGCAGATAATGGAGGCTCAATTATTCCCGTCTCAAACTAACAAATCTCAAACTAACAAACGAAAACTAGCTGAATATGGTAGAGGATTCGAATAAATATAAATTGAATCCTTTTGATAGAGCTATTGGCTGGTTTAGTCCTAAAGAGGGAATTAAAAGAATACAGGCTAGAAGAAGTTATGAGGCTGCACAACATAGTCGCCGAAATAAGAGCATGAAAGGTGCAAATTCTACCGGGCCGAACGTAGAAATAGGAATAGCACTCCAAACGCTTAGGAATAGAAGTAGAGGCTTTGTAAGAAATAATGGTTGGGCAAAGAGAGCCCTTGGCGTAATAGTAACAAATACAGTGGGTGAAGGTATTCGCCCGGCGCCAACAACAGGTACGCGTAACCAGATAAAGAAAATTAAACAAGTTTGGAAGCATTGGGCAGAGAGTACCGAATGTGATTGGGATGGAAATAATACTTTCTATGGATTACAACAATTGATCATGTCCGAAATATCAGAGGGTGGTGATTGCTTAATTATTCGTAGGCGGGTTAAGCCGACAAGGTTTAACCCGATCCCCATAAAAATACAAGTGCTGGAAGGAGACCAACTTGATCACCAACGCAATTATGTAAATGAAGATGGATATTGCCGCTTAGGAGTTC